GAGGGTAAACAGCATTAACGACTTTATAACCACTTAACGGCACCTTAGTCTCATCTAAGTCTATTCCGACTCTTTCAACACTTGCAGGTTTAATTGCCTCAGTGTCTAACTGGAATGCAATACGTCCTATGTCAGATAAATCTAGTGCATATAACTTGTCTGAGGTTATACCGTCAGCAGCTAGAGATTCACCTACCATTATTGTATGCCGGTCAAATGAATCTTCTTGAGCATAATAAGTACCACCTGTTAAGGCATAGGTTAAACCTGTTGCTGTTGCATAAGTAACAATGGAGTTTACGTTAGCCACGGTTGCTGAAGATACGTTAGGTAAATCCATGAATGCCCATGTATTGTTTCTGTAGTTATAAACTGCAGCTCTGTTACACCTAGTTGCATTGGTAAAACTCACTAAGCTATCACCTGATAGGTAACAGAAGTATATCTCATTAAGTGTAGGGTTATGCTGAACAAAGAACCTTTCTTTGGCTGTGTTGTTCAAACCATTATAAATAAAGCTTCTTACTCTCTCGTCACATATTGACTGCTTAGATGTTCCGTCATGCATGTAGATATCAAAGGCACCAAAGGCAAAGTGTTTACCATCTACTTCAACAACACAGTTCTGATTGATAAGACCTGCATCTGTGAATAACTTTCTAAAGTTAAATATAAAAGTACCACCAACAAACTCCATTAACCAAACTTGGTCAGATGAATAAACGATAAAGTTAGAGCCTAAAGGCATACCATCGATAATACCTGTTTGCATTTCACCTAGATCGTTGAACCCGGCTGACTTAGTTGTATCAGTTGCATCCCAACTATCGGGAACGGCATCTGCTGTAGCTATGTTCGACCATCTGACACGAGTGGGTCTGTTAGATGAACCCTCGGTCATGTTAAGTCCAATTAGGAAGTCATTATACGACCTAAGAGATGCACATCTATATGTAGAAGGCCAGTTAGTTAAATCAGCAAAGTTAGTACCTGCTGAAGTTCTGAATATAGGCACACGGTCTTCTCTATTGATATATGTAACTGAAGACAGAGTAGTTCCTGTGAAAGGTCGTGGATCTGTACTGCCACTGATTGAACCACTTCTGTCTGATATCGTACCTGAGTTATACTCTTTGATAACGTAGGCATCAGAAATTATTACGACACTATCATAACCTGTAGAGGGAACAACACCATAAGTGAAACGAGGGGTGAATCCCAATGATCCTTTTACGTTTCTGAAGATTGGTGACCTACGGACTTTCCCCTCGTCAAATCGCACATTCAAGGCTTCACTGAATGCATTAACCGGTATGTTGTATGAGCTTAAATCAGATATAACTCCAACAGAACCTAGGTCTCTTATTGGAAAGTTATTACCCATATTATTTGCTTTCTTTTATAGGCTTTTCATTAGCCTTCATTTTATAGTAAAGAGTTATGTTTTTCTTCTGAATGATCTTTACAAGTTCTTCATATTTAGCATCCATAGCTTCTTGACTAGAGTTCATAGTTCTACCTATTTAAATCTATATTGAGTTTGTAGCTGAGTAGAAGTCGTTAAGGTCTATGACACCTGAGGTAGGAACACTGGCATTAGATGCAACAGTTACTGTTCTAGTACCACTGCTGTTACCACCAATGGAAAATGTATTACTAGACCAACCATTAGACGAACCTGAGAAGGAACCACTTATAGTGTCACCTGCAGTAGCTGCACAACTTCCGGTGTATGAGTTTGTACTGTCGTTAGAGCTTAAACCTTGGTTGAGTGTATTAGTTCCATTCTTAGCTATAGTGATTGTAGCTGTAGAAGTATTACCTGATCCACCGTAGTAATAACCAAAGTAATAGTTATAGGTTCCAGTTTTGTTTACTGTAAAAGACCATGACTGAACATTAGCTGCTCCGTTGTCTGACCATAGTGAATACTTAAATAGGTTACCACTGTTAAAGGCAAAGCCTTGGTCTACACCACCACGACCTGAGTTATTACTGGTTGCTGAGGTAGAACCTGCAGTAGCCGTATCTGACAAACTAGAGGGAACGATACTACCACCACGATAGCATTCACTCAGAGCAATGGAACCGGTGTCACCAAACTCTGACCTGATATCAACCATGGATATGGTTCCACTAGACTGGATAGCCATTGCAATTGCATCCCTGTATATGTGTGTCTAATTGTTTCTTAAGATCCTTAATAGCCTCTATAAGTAGAGGTGCTAGTTTCTCATAATGTACCGTCATATACTCAGGGTCGATAGGAGCCTCAGCTATTATCTCAGGCATGATAGCCTGTACGTCCTGAGCAGAGACCCCTACCTCCTGCTTATCCTCATAACCATAATCCTGAGCTATCTGATTTGGTCTGAAGTAAAACCCATTGAGAGTCATAACCTTTGATAAGGCTCCTTCAATGGGTTGGATGTCGGTCTTAAGTCTCATGTCTGAATAGTAGGCTGTGACGTTGCCTGTGGATCTAACTTCAGCAAAGGTTACTGTGCTTGAGGTTTCCACGGCTTGGCCTATAGATACTGTAGGGTTTGCACCCTCGCTTCCTGAATTAGCTACTGTAATACCAGTACCGGCAGTTATACCGGCTACATAGTTTCCTGCTGTATGGGTTCCCAAAGTCAGGCCTGATCCACTAAGAACGATGTTACCTGATATCGCAAGGTTCCCGGTTACACTAGCACCTGTAGTACTAGCAGCAACCCGGGTGGCACCGTTTGAATCTAATAGGGAATTAGGGTCAGTGTTTAACTGAGTATGTGTTGCTGTAACAGCTCCAGTGATATTAGGGAAGGTAGCTTTAATTGTAGTTTTTATTAAACGGAGGTGATCGTCTGCCTGTGCTAGGGCATCAGTGGATGTGGGGTTAGTGGTCACTAAACCATTGATATAGGTTGCACTTTCTAAGGCCATGGGATTTTCCTACTCTGCTTCTAAAGGTCGAACAACAATAACAACAACAACAAGGGTTTAACTCTTTTTTGAAATTGATTGTATTATTAAGGGTATGGGGGTCTAAAATCTGAGGTATGGTACCAAAATTAAACGACATAACATGCTAAGTACTTGATATCTATAGATAACTTAAGTCAAAGGACTATATATCTCTTGATACTATAGTGACTAATGATCTTAAGACATTAGACATTAAGTGAAATATATTAGTAATAGGTAGATTTAAGGTTGTTGTAAATTGGGATCTTATTCACTTGATCCCTATAGTTCAACATATGTATCACCATTGATATACACATATATCCCTTGTTTGCTCCTGATCTCTCCTAAGGGTGGACACAAAACTTATCTTTAGTTACTAAGAGGTCAATTAGTGTCTTGTGACTAGACATTACTGACCCCTTGTTTAACTAATAGTACTTGTATATATATAGTCATGTGAACTGTTGTAGATAGCCTGTGTTGCCTTGATGTAACAACTTATAGTTGGCCTTATGGCAGTTCACACCTTTACTTTATGTGTCCAAGAGTTCTATCTCAGCCTGTAGTCTACGTTTAGGTATTATGTGAGTGACTAAGACCAGTCGTTCTTGTTGCTCCATCTGTGACCATCTACTGATCTCAAATGTAGTCCTATAACAGGCTGAACACCTATCTCTCTTGGTGTCCAGTCTACATATGTTTTCACATGGTGATAGCATAGTCATACGATTTCACAGGAACCACCGACACAGGCCAACTCCTGAGATCCAATGGTATTGTCCTGTTCCTCATATTCTTTGAGTCTAGACCAGTCAACCGAGGTTGGCATAGTTTGAGCCATGAGGTCATACTCAGACTGATCACAGTCTTGGTAGGGAGCCTGAGCATATGAATGGTCATCGAATGGTAGGAACGACACACCACTCATCCAGTCGAAGTTCTTATAGACCCAAGCACCGACCTCCAACCACTCACTCTCTTTAACTGAGATAGTTACTGAAGGCTTATGTTCACACCAGTACTTCTGATAGATTAACCATAGCTCTAGTTGTTCAATGGCTGTCTTGTCAGTCCTGAACACTGCATCCTTTGGTGCCTCCATTGGAAAGCTAAAGATTGTAGTGTTATCAGGGTTCATCACATCGTCCTCAGAAGGGAAGCCGAGGTCAACCATAAGCTTAGTCATAGGATCTTTCTTATCACCTCTGACTGTTCTGATGTAGTAGGGGTTGTGCCGGGCATGAATGCCTGAGGCTGCATCGACTAACTGACTGACAGTGCCTGATGGTTTAACACATGTAATAGCTACAGACTGAGGTATACCAATTAACTTAGCATACTCCTCATTAGTCTCGACTGCCATTGCCTTTAGCTCTTGTAGTAAGACACTGAGTTTACTGTCTGATCCGTTAGTCAATGGGTTATCCATGATCCCGGTTAACGATACACCAAGTAGTCGTTCTTCTTCACAGTTCTTCTTCCACTCACTTGAGACATACCTGAAGTTAGTCAGTGTTGATTGTAATGTACCTATGATGGTTGCCAGTCGTACCTTCTCCAATAGTGTCTCTTTAGTATCTGTTGGACGTACAACTACCTCAGATAAATTACAGAACTCTCTGTCTCTAAGTATGATCTCTGAGCATGGGTTAGTACCAAACTCATAGCCTTCGATATTCCTACGACCTGAGGCATCGGCCATTTTGTTAGCTGACTGTCTGTTAAAGATACCACGTTCACCTGACTTAGATTCATATAGAGACTTCCATTCATCCATGAATATTCCTATGTCAGGTGTCTCAGTGTAGACTGCTGAGTTATTAGCTAAGGATCTCTGCTTATTAGCATTCCACCATTCACCTGACTTAGCATGTCTCATCCTGTCATCTGATAGGTTAGATAAGCTGATAAGAGCTGATCTCCTGACACCACCAACAACCACTACTTCGGCTACCTTACATACAATGTCATGGCACTCGACTGAGTTAAGCTTACGACCTGCAGCATTCTTAATTACCTGTACAGTAAAGTTAAACAGGTTCTCAAGTGGAGCAGCTCCTGAGGCTCGACCACCAAAGGTTTTCAATGGTGTACCGGCAGGTCTTACAAGGGTTGTATCCCACACAGGTATCTGACCTATGTATAACAATCCTATTAGTTCCTTATAAGCCTTTGCCCAACCAAGTTTACTGTCTTTAACTTTGATAACAGTGTCGCTGTTGTAGAAGGCTTCAGCAATCTTAGGTAGCTTGTTTACATTCTGTCTCTCGACACTGAAGCCGACACCAGTTCCATTCATTAATACATATAGTATTTCATCGAATGCACCCAGTCTATTCACGGCAACATAACTACAGTTATAACCGGCTATGTTTTCTTTTTTCAGAGCAGCTCCTGCAGTCATAAGACATCTCATGGATGGCATAACCCGGAGGTCTAATACAGCCTCTTGGAGCTGATTCATAACTACAGGAGGGAGGGAATAGTTATGTTGCTCCAAGAGGTGTTCTTCAAAGAAGTTAAAGTATCGATCTACAGTTTCACCCCAGTTCTCTCTTCTACCTTCTTCAGGTAGCCAACGAGAGTAACGTGACAGGTGAATAAACTGCTGATACAGCGATGGTAAATAATTATCTAATTGCATTTGGTTCTTTTCCTTCTAACTGATTAATCCTCATTTCGCAGTATCTAACTGCCTTCTGAAGATCTGTGATTTCTGATTGAATTTCGTCTTGATTGTCGTAGGTCTTTAAACCTGCTCTCATGACGTATTTGATAATGTTACCCTTCCAAAAGGACAGGCCATTCTTCATGATGAAGGACACTGGCTCTATCTTGAAGACCTCGTAATGAGGTGGTTTGGTAATGATCTTTTCTTTTTTAGCCATAGCTTTCATAAACTCCATATGTCTCATAGCTTTCTCGCTCCTCCACGTTCTTGTTTCTTATGTAGAAGACGGCAATGATTGTTGTAAAAGTAGTTGGAAAATCTATTGATGAACTTGTAGATACTCAGGTTTAGATTGATCAAGAAGGTGTCCATAACTTCACCTCTTCCTTATCGTGATCCCAGTCTGTTGATCTTAAGATCCTAGCTAACCTAGCTTGAGTTAATGCCTCTTCCTTAGTGTAACCTGCTTTGAGATAGGCATCCTCAACAGCTCCCCAGTGAGGCCTAGTACCCAGTATTGCTTCTGCCTTCTTTATGCCAACTCCTGACAGGCCTTTATAGCCGTCTGTTGAATCACCGGTTAATGCCTGAGTTAAGAAGTTCTTGTCTGCCTCTTGCTGACTAACATCTAGGAACTCATTCGATATAGGACGATATATCTTAGTGGGTATCGTCTTCATGTCTTTGTCGTCACTGATAATCAATGTAGTTGAGTTAGACTTAATACCCATGACATCGTCAGCTTCTAACGTAGGCATTGTATCTGTCTTGTAGGTATCTCTACACCAGTCAATCATGTAGGAATATCCAACCGGCTTCCTTACCTTTTTTCGTGCTGCTTTATAATCAGGGTGTAGTGACTTCCTGAAGTTCTCTTTGTCACTGAAACAAAGTTCAAACCAGTCAGCACCACACTCCTCGACATATCGTTTAATAAGTCTGTCGAAGTTCTTTTTAGCTGATTTAAGGTCACTGGTTATCGACCATACATCGTCACCCCAGTCTGTCTCATCCTCAGTGGCTGCAAGTGTTCTATAGAGATATAAATCTCCATCAATTAATGCCATCATCTTGCTCAATCTCCTTATAATAATCGACACCATCGTCAGTAGCCATCCAGTGCTTACCCCAACTTATGTCGTCTAATTTTAATGTGATTAACCCTTCACTGGCACATATACCGACTAGCTCAGGGTAGTTCCTTGCTATGGTGCCTCTCGTTGAGAAAGGCTTTGTCCATGCATTCCATATAATAAAACAGAGGCCACTTAGAGCCTCTGCTGTCTTCTTATCTAACTCAATTTCTTCCTTAGTGAGTTTCTGACCAGTTACTTCCGATAGTGTATTCAGATGCGACTGGCATTTTAAACTTGAAGAAGTCACCAGTTTCTTTCGCCATTCGTCCAGTGATATCACCGACATGATCTTCTATTCCTTTCTTACATTTGATTTGAACTTCATCGTGAACCCAAGCTATGATCTTGGCATCGAGGCCTTGTTTCCTGAGTTCTTGATCTATGAGGATGACCCACTTCTTACTAATGGTAGATCCGGTGTTTTGAAGTAACGTGTTTAAAGCTGCATGAGATGAACGGATCTTAACTCGTTCACCTGTCAGTCCTATTAGGTAAC